ATATAAATCAAACAAACCTTGTAGATCATATCTCTATATGCTCTAGCTTGTTCTTTTATATAAGGATCTTCACTATCGCTTGTACTAACTATTTTTTCGGTAAGCCTTTCTGCCCAAAACTCAGGTGGATGACCACCATAGTTACTTGTTTTGGCCTCTATAAGGCCTAATCCAGGCATACCTGCTGGTGTTACTTCATTTACCATTTATTAGGCTCTGGTGGTTTTAGGTGTGAATCATTACGGTCTATTAAAACTGGTTGTTGTGATGTTCGGGTAATATCAAGATTATTAATTCTTTCTACTTTCAATCCATTTTCATCTGACATAACTACTAAAGGATTAGCTAACCTATGATAACCGTAGAGTTTTTGCTCTGCTGGTACATCAGTATCAAGTAATCCAGAAGTATGTGCTACTTCAACTTGCATACCTGCTGCTATACATTTACTTAACCAAAACTCAGTACAGCCTCTGCCTGCTTCAGCAAAATGTAAATTACCTTTATATGAAAAATCTACGCCAAACATTTTTAAAACAGCTACCTCATTCCATAATGCAAAAGCTATAGAGTATGCAACTGTATTGTTCAGGTAGTAACAGTTTAGATCTTGGATTACCTCTTCTATTGGGTATTCTACTAGGCCAGGACATCTATCATCTAGTTCACAAGTGTATATAGGACCCTCATGAGCTTGTAACATTTCTGCCATGCTTTCGGTTTGACCGCCAGCATCATCAGTATCTAAAAACCTAGATGCAGGATCCATCATAAATACTCTATCGTGATATATAACGGTCCCTACGCCATTTATAGCCCATACCTCGTCAAAATGAACCCCGTGTGATTTTGCTAGATTGTAATCAAACCAGCTTTTACCCATACCTACTATAGCAACTGATTTGCCTTTTAGACTTTCAATTTTTTGCATTTATTTTACGATACCGTTGACCTCAAAGAATCATAACGGTATTCATCTCTCCTACCACGAGCTTCTGCAAGGTTTTTAAGCCTTGATATTTCATTAACAAAGCGTTGCTCGTATTGCTGTGTTAAATCATTTTCACCTTTCATAAATATATATGCATCTACTAAACTACCGTAAAGTAAAGCATTTCTAGCATTATTTGAAATCCAAGTACCTGTAGTGTCAGTCACTAAAGAATTTGGTTTAAATAAATAATGTAATTCAACGTTATAGTCTGCATCTGGTACTGGACTCACAATAATTGTAGAACCGTTATTTGATGCGGTTGATAAATCTTTATCAAAGTCTGCGTAATATTCTGGCCTGCCTCTTTCACTTGTTGCAGTTGGATCTACTGCATATTCACGCATGAAAGTTACGTGTTTTTTATCTAAATAGTGATAATCACCACTACCGTCTATAACAGCTAACGAAAAACTAAGTTGGTAATCTGAGGGAGCCGTTAAATATGTGTTACCAGTAGTTAAAGTACCTGTAACATTTTTTCTAAAATAATCAAACTGTATTAGCTCGAATATTCTTTCTTCAGCGTTTTTTATAAAATCATCAAGTGTATTTACAAAAGTTGTTTCTGTATTCTCAGTATAGTTTTGAATTAATGTTTTTAATTCTGCTAATGTCATGATGTAACTATTGTAACCTCACCTAGGCCACCTGTCATCTTAGCTACCGTAAAGTTTGTAGGTAGGGTGGATGGATTTAAGTAGTCAGGTTTAAATATATTGCTGTTTACTACAACTACAAAACCCTCACCTTCTTCATGATCATTATTAGGTCTTGGTCTATAAAGAGATTCTGGATCTGCTTTAGCTCGTAGTGGCTCTAATTGAGGATGTTTAGGCTCATAACAACTTGGACAAACTTTAAGGTTGTTCCACTCTTCTTTTAGTTCTAATAATTTATACTCAAAGCCACATCTATCGCATAATGCTTTTGCAAATTTACCAGTAGCATAAGCCATTACATCATCCTAATACTTGGTCTTATATTAAAAGAGGCTCTGTCCTCATCCTGATCTGCGGCTCTTCTAAACTCTTCCTCGTATATAGCTTTTAATTGTGCTGTTCTTTCAGGTGCCCTTTTAAGTGATATATAATAAGCCAAACCAGCTGCAAAACAGGGAAAAAATCTAAATGGCATATCCATAGTATTTGTAGGTTTGTCTGCATCATCCATTCTAACTATTTTATTAAACACTAATATATCTGTAGAGTTTTCAGGTGCTGGCCATATTTTTAGTGTTGGAGTGGATAATTTATCTAAAAAAAACTGTGATGGTCTTGCCTTGGTTGTCTTGTTTGGAATATTAATATATTCAGATCTACTTATTCTATTTACACTAATATCAGTTTGAGTTTGATTTACAGTTCTTCGCAAAACAACATCTAAAACATCAATTACATTAGAATTTAAAGAATAATCTGTTGTGCCTTCTGTTACTGTTTGAGTAGCTTGTTCTATAGTCCACTGGTTCAAACCTCTATTAGCCCACTCGGCTAACATAAGATTTATAGATCTACGTGCTGTCTTGAGATCATAACCTGTTCTGAGCTCTAAACCGCACCTTTCAAAGGCTTCTTCAACAAACTCAGCTACATTTGGTTCAAAATCTGTACTACTTGAGGTAGCCATTATTTTTTCTTTTTAGGTTTTTGTAAAGATTTTTCTATTTGCTTTGCTTGTTTAGCATGTAACCTAGAAGCTCCTTTAAGTTCTTTTATTAATTTTCTTTTTGCTGCTACGCTTAATTCTGCCATAATTAATCCTCGTATAAATTATCAAAAGTTATTGATGGATCAAGATAACTTTCATGTCCCTCTGCTGAATGTTTCCACTGCGAAGGTTTAAACTGTGGTGGCCCCTCACCTGTTACCCATAGAGCAGGACTTGTAGCCCTGACTCTGTTATTAGGTAAAGCAACTAAGTTACCTTTCCATTCACAGTCCTCAGTTATATATAATACATGACTTTGCTTATGTTGTGCAGGATCATCTGCAATATCAGTATTTGTGTAATCTACTGTAAACAAATATTTAGCTTGATAAAAACCACCATCTATTTTAGCAATCCAAGGTGATGAACTTACTCTGTCCATAACTGTAACCGCATGATCTCTAGCTTCACAATCCCAAGGTTGTGCTAAATGATCTTCCATAGGCCGAGGATAGTCTTCCATAGGTATATCTGCTACAAGAGCTTGTATGGGCATCCTAGCCCACATAGCACCACCGTGTATATTGCCCTCATCCCAGTCTTCACAATTAGATTCTTCTCCAGTAAAAACAACTTGAAAGCTAAGTGATCTATCTGGAATTGTGTTTACAGCAATAGCCAAAGCATGTAAATACTCATCTTGGTATTGCTCGTGATTGTGTGTAAACTCTCTCCTAACCCAACACTTGAAGTGTGGGATATTACTAATTAAATAAGGCACTATCTCAAATTATTTCTTCTTCTGTTAGCGTTGCCTGCCATCATGACTGATCCACCCTTAGACATTTTCATCATTTTACCGCCTTTCGACTTTTTCATTAAAGAACCGCCTTTAGATTTCTTCATCATGCTTCCGCCTTTTGACTTCTTCATTAATGAACCACCTTTAGACTTCTTCATGAGTGAACCGCCTTTGGATTTTTTCATCATCATGCCACCTTTGGATTTTTTCATCATACTACCGTACTTTGAATTTTTTTTACCTGGCATTATAGTTCTCCTTACTTCTTAGTAGATTTTTTTGTAGTTTTCTTAGCAGGAGCTTTCTTTTTGGGTTTCATATTGTAGTAAATACGATCTTCCTGAACTGGCTCGTCTGGTCTTACTTTTGCATCCAATCTTGCTTGCAATTTTGGATCAACTGTTGATTTTTTCTTTGGCATATTTATCTCCTATCTTTGAGTTGTATATTTACGCCTATTAGACATAACTTTACCACAACCTCTAGCTATTTTGCCATCTTTCTTTTTTTCCGCTCTTCCACCAGTAACAAAATATCCCATTTTTTTACGAACTTCTTTTGGTAATTTAGGCAATCCTTTGTTTCCAGCTGGTATTTTTTTTAATTTTTTCATATTTTAATGTTACCTCAACCTGTTACTCATAACAATTCCTTGACCACGTATTGTTACACGCCCACCTGATTTTAATTTATTGGAAACCATAATTGGCTTACCTTTTCTATTTGGATTTGGATCTTTTTTTCTTTTACGTGCTACTAACTTAGCTCTAGCTTCCTTGGACATGCTTTCAGCTTTTTTTCTTGGCAAACATTTGGGCTTACCCTCGGCTTCTTTTCTACCGCCACAAGATCCAAGTATTGTACCGTCAGCCCCAATCCTTACCCATTCTTCATCTAGCCAGCTTTTTAATTGACCTTTACTCATCTTAACCTATCCGACATTACAACACCTTGTCCCCTTATAGGGCCACCTGCAAATTTACCCTTTCTTTTACCGCCTTTAGCTTTTTTTGCATAATTTGGGTCTTTGCAATATTTAGATGCTGCTAAATTTGCGTAAGCACTAGGATATACATCAAAAGTTCTTTTTGCCCAGGCTTTTCCCTCTGGACATATTTTACCTTTGCTTTTTGGTTTTTTACTTTTAGTTCTTTTAGCCATAATTTAAACCGTCTAAATGATAGTTTAGCGTAAGCTCTTCGCCAACACTAATTTTTTTTGATGTTATGACGTTGTAAACTCTATAGTCATCCCAATCTAACTCTTCACTTAAATAACAATTAGAGTCCTCTGAGTGATTTAAAAAGCCACCTATAGAGGTTCTTATGTACCCCTGGATGATTGGAACTTTAATATGTGACATGCCTATATCAAAATCTTGATTTATATCTTGAATTGCAAACAACCCAAATCCTTCAATAGGACTTTTTTGCACTTCGATACAGTCAGGTAGAGGTTTGTAGTAAAATTTATTATAGACAGGATACACTTAGCAATCCCAGTCTTTTCTTGCCCAATAGTTTGCACTACACCTATCTGTTGTGCCACTCATTCCTTTACTTCTAGCACAGTAAGATTTTTTACGTTTAGGATTATTTTTGTGCATGCCAAGTTTGGCATCACCAAATGTGATACGTTTTACTCTTGATTTTTCACTACTACAACCTTTAACAAAAACTACTTTTCTTTTTTTACCATAACCAGGCTCTCCTTTGCGAAGAGCCCTTGGTCTATTAAGAGTTACGGTTTTGCCTTTGAACTCTGCCATTCATTAATAATTCTTATTTAAAACAAGAATAATAGAATAAGCATCACCGCTTGAGTGGCCGACTGTTGTAAAGTCAATATCTCCAGTTACGCCTGAACCTGCGTTGTTTGGAATACCGCTAAATCTATCATCATAGTATTCATCACCTGTGCTATCAGCTGGTAATGGAATAGCTAAAACATTAGTAGTAGCATCAAACTCAATATCAACACCCATACCCCTAGTCGCCCAGTAGATACGAGCTATAGAAACGCTAGTGCAAGCCTCGCCAGCACTATTTGCCTCTAACGCAGAAACATCAACTTTTTTTACTGAAGATTCTCCAGTACCGTCAGACTCATTAGTAAACTTTAATATCGCAACTCTATCAGTATCCTGTATGGTTTGCGAAGTTACTGTATCTGCCATTATTTACTCCTATCTTTCAACTGCTGCTACAACGTAATCAATAGTCATAGTTTTTGCAGCTGCTTCACCATTTTGAATACCAAATGAAACAGTTAATTCTTCATCATCAGGTAAGTTAGCATTTGTAACACCTACTGGTTCAGCGTTGTTTATTGAATAATATACTTGTGATGTTCTATCAGGATCAATAAAGAATGAGACAGTAATAAATGTGTCATCTGCCATAGTGGCTACATCTTCTGTAGAAGTGTTTGTGTTATCTTTTTCAATTAAAAAATCTAACCCAGCATCACCGTCTGCTGAAATAAAGAATACGCCATCTGTTGTATCAAGTGGTGTTGTATCTGTAATACCTAAACCTATTACAAAGTCTGATTGATCTACATCACTAACTTTAAACCTTGCAGAAAAGTATGCTCTTTTGCTTGTACTTAATACAAAACTTTCGCCTTTCAACTGTAAAAAGTCTAAATCGTTGTCGCCTGCAGCGTTTGTAAGTAGTAATTGACCGCCAGCTCCTGAAGTAATAGCTTCAGATGCAGATCCTGTACCAGCTTCTGTAGTAGTTACTGTCCAGTCTCCTGAGTTATACGTCATGAAATCATTATGATACATGTAGTATGTTTGGTCAGATGGATACGGTACAAACATAGGCATATCTTTTTTATGCTTAGATGCAACAGTATTACCTGCCCATAGAATTAAGTTTTGAAAATGTGGATTAGCCATTATGAACTCCTTTACTTGTATTAATGGAAATCGAAATCGATCCTCATTAAGCTAATTAATTTTAAACTACCTTGAGTTTACACCTACAACACAAAGTAATCAACATAAAAAAGGGAGCCGAAGCTCCCTTAAGAATTGTAGTTGAGTGAGAAACGCTACAATAAATCGTTCCTTAAGCTCCTTGAGAACCGAAAACGGCTCTAAAGTTTGAATAACCGAAAGAATATCTTTCTCTTGCTTTATATCTCATGTTGCCAGTATCGAAATCACCTTCTAATGAAGTTTGCATAGGGGATCTTTCAAAATACTTAAATCCATCAGGACAGTCTGTTTTCAAGAAGAAAGCATCTGTATCTGTTAGATAGTTATTTACAACATAACCCTCAGGTATCATACCAGTATTGTTGATAGCGTTAATGTCGTTATCAGATGTAGCAACTCTACCTGGAGTTTGCAGTAATCTGTCAGCAACAAACACTAATTGTGGTGGAACAATTAGCTTCATACCTTTTAATGCGATATTAAGACCTTTATCATCTGTAAATGTAGAGATGTTAATAAGTGCATCTTCAAGTGAAGTTTCATTCAAATCCGCCATAGTGGTAGCCCTGTTAGCAAGAGTGCCTCCTCCGCCTAGTGGGTGATCAGTTGCTATTAAAACTTTGCCATCTCCACCTACTGTACTAAACGCATTGTTTAATACTGAAGCAGCTTTGATTTGCTTAGTGTTAGCCATAGATCTTGCTAGTGCTTTGGTATATCTTGCTCCGAGTCTATCATAAAGATTATCTTCAATTGCTTCCTCTGTTAAAGCGAAAGCAAGAGCCACTGTTTCGTGAGTGTAACGAGATGTATAACCTTCGTTAGCTGTATCAAACCTGACACCGCTACCTTCAGCTTTTACCTCTGCATTACCAAATCCTACGATAAGTGTTTCTTCTTCAAACGCTCTGTCAGAAGTCTCAGTTTCAAAGATTTCTAAATGTTGAGATTCGTATCTAGCATATTCCATACCGAACAAGGCATTAAGACCTGGCTCGAGCTCTTTCGCTAATTGTGCTCTATTTATTGCCATTATTTATACTCCTGTTGGATCGACATAGAAATGCTCATTAAATTTAACAATTACATTCACGTTAGCTGAACCTGTTGTACTGTTATCTGGGTCACTCGAAAAG